AAGCGTAACAACACAGAATTATTTTAGTGAGTATTGCTACAATGCTCTCTTTGCAGGTTGTATGATAGAAGCAACCATGTATATGAAAGATTGGAATACACTACCAGTATGGCAAGCACAGTATGATAATGCTATATTGGCACTACGAAATCAAGCAAGACGTACCAGACAAGATGATATGGCAGTTGCTGCTTCTCCTGCTGGTGGTCCAGATACCATAACACAGGGAGCAAGTTAATGAATAAGACAAAAACTATAAAAACATATGATAACACAAAAAATGCTAAAACTCATATGTTAAGGCTTATGTCTCAAGGTAAAAATGCTAGTACAATAGGAGATGAAAGAGGTAGTACTGTAGTAGTTAGACCCGGAACTATTTCTCAAACTGCAATAGAACAAGCTAAGAAAGCTCTTGCAAAAAGAAATACAAATATAACAAAGTCACAACAAAAAACTATAAATCAAGCAGCACCTGTAATAAATAGAATTGTTAAAGGTGATAAACGTAAAGTTAAACTAGCACCTAAACCAGAGAAACCTATAATTCCTCAAAAAGGTGGTGGTATGATTTATAAAAATATGGGTGGTTTAGTAGGAGGACAAACTAAACTTGATATGAATAAAGATGGTATGATTACTGGACAAGATTTTAAAATGATGCCTAAGAAGTATGGTGGTAAGATTACCTATCGTATGAATGGTGGTAAAGTAACTGGTGCAGGATACGATGACTGAAGGGGTTTTTGCAGCTAAACCTAGAAAACTTAAAGGTAGTTCTAAAGGCATAGATAAACTTAATGCTAGAAGAAGAAGAGTTTTAAGTAAACAAATTGGTAAACGTGATAAAGAAATAAAGTTTGAAAAAGGTATGTTAGATACATATGGAAATACTAAGTTAGATAGAGATCGTTACCAAGGAAAAATAGATTTAAAGAAAAAATCAAAACGTAAACTTCAAAAAAAATTAGATACAGTTCCAAAAACAGTAGCTAAAAAACTTGCTAGATTATTTCAACCCGGAAAAGTATTTACAGCTTTAGGTTTATATGAGTTAGGAGATACAGCAGTAGAAATTGGATTACCAGCTTTTAATAAAAATAAAGCTAGTGAGTATGGATTAACTCCTGAAGAATATAGAGAACGTTTAATTAATATGGTTATGACTTCAGAAGGTAGAAAAAACTTTTCAGAGGGAGCTAAAGAAGGTCTAAAACAAACATTTAGTCCTCCACAATCTTTAAAAAAGGTAAGAAAAAATACTAAAGAAAGAGAATTAAAAGGTAGCAAACCACAAAAATATATAAATAAACAAGGTGGTGGTAAAATAGGAAGACCTAAAGGTGTAGGTTGTGCCATTAAAGGACATGGAAAGGCCATGAAGCGTGGTAAGTAGAGCAAGTATAAGACAACAGGTTATGAAGCCCGGAAAAAAGAAAAAAGTTAAGAAGGTAATGGGTGAGTTTAAAAGAAAGAAGTTAAAGAGTAGCTCTGGTAAAAAAGTTACTAATCGTAAACAAGCTATTGCTATCGCATTAAGTGAAGCAAGACGAAAGAAAAGGAGAAGTTAAATGGGTGGACCCATATCACAGATACCAACTCCAGTAAATTTGGATGAAGTATTAGGCAGACCAACTGGACAGGGATATGGTGCTGCTCGTAAAGGCCCAAGCGTTACAGGCAAACAGAGTGACGTAGTTGTAGAAGAAGATTACTCTCAGGGTAAGTCTTTTAAAGTTTCAATAGGAGAGTAATTATGGCTGACGTAAAAACATCTAAAAAGAAAAAGAAAGTTAATATAAAAAAACCTAATCCTTTAAGTTTTATTACAAATGCTGTTAAAAAAGGTGTTAAACGTGCAGTTACTGATATAAAACCTTTGCCCGGTAGAACTATTACAGGTAAACGAAAAACTCTTTCTAAAAGAAATAATCCAGAAGTAAAAAGTGGTATAGCTAAAAGAGAAGATTCTATTCAATTAAAAGATGGAACAATAAAAACTATACCTAAAGGATATAAACTAAAAGATGGAGAAAAGATAGTAAGTATAGCTAAAAAAACACGTAGTAAAACTGTTCCGAATACTAATATAAAAGGTGGAACTATACAAAGTAGCACAGTAAAAAGTCAAAAAAATCGTGATTTTAAAGTAACAAAAAGAGATTTACGTAGGTTTGGTACAAGAGCAGCAGCTATAGCAGCATTATATGGAGGAGGTACTCTAATATCAAATGCTCTTACTAAGAAGCCTCCAATGGCAGCAACAGATTCTTCGTCATCAGGTGGTGGATATACAATTAAAAGTGGTGATACTCTTTCTCAGATAGCTAAACGTAGAGGGACAACTCTTAAAGATTTGTTAGCAGCTAATCCTAGTATTAAGAATGCTAATGAAATTAAAGTAGGACAGAAGATTAAGATAAGTAAACCTGTTAAGAACCGTAAATCTGTTTATCAAGGTCTATCTAAATCTAGAATGAGTAAGATGGCTATGCCTAAGAAAAAGAAAATGGCTGGTGGTAAAGTAGTTAAACGTGATATAGGTGGTTCTATAGGACCAATAAATAATAGTAAACAAGATATGCGTAAAGAACGTAAAAGAAAAATGACTGCTGCTGCAAAATCAAAATACGGTAGTAGTTATAAAGGTAAAGTAAAGGAAGATATAGATAAAGTTATAAATAAAAAGTCTGCTAGAACACGAAATGAAACAATCAATAAAGCTGAAAAAATGATTAAAAATAATCCTAAAATGTTTTCTGGAAAACCTAGTAGTATTCTTACTAAAGAAGGATTTGAAAAGGTTAATAGAAAAAGAATGGCTGGTGGTAAAGTCTTTCGTAGAGGTGGTGGCAAAGCCTTACGAGGATTTGGTAAAGCTACCTATTCTAATAAGATGTACTAATGGATTATGGTAATACTGATAAAATAGACTTTACTATACATAAGCCAGATAGAAAAGATTACAAAGATTGGCATGTATGGTTTCAAGATTACTGTGATTATCTAGTACAGAAATACAGGAACACTTATGGCGAAGACTAAGAAAAAAAGAAAGCCTAGTAATATGAAGGGCATGACCATAGGAGGAGGACAGAAACGTCCTACTAAGTCTGGTGCTGGTATGACTGCCAAAGGTGTTGCTAAATATAGAAGACAGAATCCCGGTTCTAAACTAAAAACTGCCGTAACTGAAAAGAAACCTACTGGTAAGAGAGCATCAAGGCGTAAAAGCTACTGTGCTAGATCAGCAGGACAGATGAAGAAATTTCCAAAGGCTGCTAAGAATCCAAATAGCAGACTTAGACAAGCTAGAAAAAGATGGAGATGTTAATGAGAAAAGCTGTAGATGCTCCTAAAGGATACCACTGGATGAAAGCTGGTAAAGGTTTTAAGCTTATGAAAAACCCTTCTGCTGGTTATAAAGCACATAGAGGTGCTTCTAAGAAAGCAAGCTTTGAAGTTCAGAAGGTACATAAAAAGTAATGGCAGTAAGAAAAAAAAAGTCTAGTGGTACAGCTACTAAACGTGATCCTAAGAAATGGGCTGCTGCTAAAGCTAGAGCAAAAGCTAAGATGGGTGGTAAGCATTCAGCAAGGGCAATGCAACTAGCAGTTAAGTATTATAAAAGTTCAGGTGGAACATACTCAGGACCAAAGAAAAAGTCTAGTAATAAACTAAGTAAGTGGAGCAAGCAAAAATGGAGAACCAAGTCAGGGAAACCGTCAAGCAAGACAGGAGAAAGATATCTTCCAGCGAAGGCAATCAAAAGCCTGTCATCAAAGGAGTATGCAGCAACCACGAAAGCAAAGAGGAAAGGGACTGCTGCCGGAAAGCAGTTCGTTAAACAACCTAAGAAGATAGCAAAGAAAACAAGAAAATTTAGGACAGCATAATGGCAGTATCAGGAACATACAACTTTAATCTAGACATAGATGAAGTTATACAAGAGGCTAGTGAGATGATAGGGGGAGAAGATACCCTTGGTCATGAACCTGCTTCTGCAAGACGTTCTATTAACCTTATGCTTAAGGATTGGCAGAACAGAGGTATACTTCTATGGACTACAGGAACAACGGCTGTAACTCTAGCAACCAGTGTGACATCATATGAACTAAGTAGCAATACTATTAATGCTCTTGAGGTTGTACTCAGCAGAGATAATACAGACATACAGCTTACAAGGATTACTCCAGAAGAATACTTAATCATACCTGCACCAACTCAAACAGGTAGACCATCTCAGTACAGCATACGTAGAGGTAGAGATAACCCTACACTATCAGTGTGGCCTATACCAGAGAATGCTACAGATGTACTTAAGATAGAAACAGTAAGTGATATGACTGATGTAGATAGGTCTGCTGATCAGAATGCAGATCTACCTAAAAGATTTTTACCGTGTTTGACAATGGGACTAGCTTACTATATGTCTATGAAGCGTCCTCTTGTACCAGACACTAGAATAGCAATGTTAAAAACAAACTATGAGGAAATGTTAGCTAGAGCAATGGAAGAAGATCGTGAACGTGCTTCTCTCTACTTGTTACCTAGACTGACATTTTATACTTAATGTCAAGAGGTAAGACAACAAACGTATTAGCTATGTGTGATACATGTGGATTTGTGTATCAACGTAGTGTAATGAGATTAAACAGTTATGGATTACTTGTGTGTCCTGAAGACTTTGAGGGACAGTATGACTTAAAGAATAGTCCATTAAATCAAGTGCCAGATGTTAGAGACAATCCTATGGTACAAGATCCTAGACCTGATACAGGTGGTAGGGGAATAACATGGGATCAATATGCACAATGGGAGACATTAGATCCAACAACACTTGCTCCTATTATAGGTAATACAACGTGGCAACTTGCAAATAGAACGTGGGATTCAATATGACAAATTTTACTGGTAAACTTATATCTAATACGTACAGGTCATTACTTACAGTTAATGCAAGTACAACAGGGACAGGTGTTACAACCTCTCTAGCAAACGTACAGACAGCAGATGGTACTCAGACTGCATTAAGAATAGCAACCAACTCTGTACATGTTAATGGAACCTTTGGAGTATCAGGAGCAGCTAGTCTAGCTTCAGGAATGCATGTAGCAGGTACAGTATGTGCTGCTAAATACTTTGGAGATGGTTCAGAATTAACAGGACTAACAGCTTCTATTGGTGGTAGTATCTCAGTAGGTAATGCTCTTATAGATGGGACAGTCACAGTAACAGGTACAGCAGTATTTAAGGATGATGTCTCTGTAAGTGGAGCCTTGGCTGTAGCAGGTAATACCTCTATAGGTGGCACACTGGTTAATACTGGAGCAGGTACGTTTAGCTCAACAGTTACAGTAGTAGGTAAGGGAACTTTTAAAGATGACGTATCAGTCAGTGGTGTTCTAGGAGTTAAGGGTAATGTATCAGTAGAAGGTAATACTTCTCTAGGTGGTACTCTTGCAGTAACAGGAGCAGGAACCTTCACAGCTAAGACTGAGTTTAAGAATGATGTGTCAGTCAGTGGAGACTTAGATGTAGCTACTAATGTGTCAGTAGGTGGTACAGCAGTATTCAATGATAATGTATCAGTTAGTGCTAATGTAAATGTAAATGGTAATGTAACAGCTTTATTCTATTATGGTGATGGACGTAACCTCTCTAACGTAGAAGCTGAGTTAGGTATTGCAACAAACATCTCAGTCTCAGGTTATATTAATGTAGGTGACTTTGTATCAGTCAGTGGTACTCTTAATGTTGTAGGAGCAGCTACATTTAAAGATAATGTCTCAGTTAGTGGTAATACAAATATTGGTGGAACAGTCACAATAGG